CAAAAATCAATTGTCCCTTGAGTTTTAAGATTACCATAAAGCATTTGGAAGTCTGCTTCTGTATGCAACTCAAACATATATTTAACCATATGTTTGTATGGAATCTGATAAAGAGATGACTTATCCTCATGATCACCAGGCAAGAATCCAATCTCCCTAGTAGCAACTAATGACCTTACGATGTAAATTTTTTCATAAGGACTAGTAGGATCTAAAACATCTTGCAATGCATTATAAAGTGTGATAAAGGTTTTACCTGTACCTGCACAACCATATGCAACAAGATTCTTATTGCTACTATACGATTCAAATAAAGTTTTCTGATTTTGTGTAAGGGGTTCAATCTCCCTCATCATATCAGCATTTATTGGTTTCTTTCTTTTCATCTGCTTGGCCGTTAAACCTACACCAATAGGTTGATCTGATTTCTTTTTACGTGGCATGTTAGTTAGTCTACATCAAAAGCGGATTGAGTTTGAGATTCATAAGATCCTTTACTTGCTAATCTTCCAGAGATACCTCCAGACTTTTCAGCTTTACTGAGGACTTCTCCCCATCCAGGATTCTTATTGACAAGTTTATCTCTCCATTCACCAACTTCTCCTGTGCCAGGCATAGTAGAAGGATCTGACCAGTCTCTAATCCAATCAGGATTATCATTACACCATTCAGACCACTTGGTAACACTCATTGCGACTTCTTTTTGTTCACCAGTTTTCTGATTAACAACAGGGTACGTAGCCATACTTAAAAAATAAGGGTAATTATTTATATGTAAGGTGGACCAGAAAACCATGCGACTAATGATTTTCTTACACCTCCTTTAACAGGACGGACTCTATGCCATACATCAGATTGAAAAAATATCAACCCACCTAAAGGCAATTTAAAAGAATCATATCTAGGTCTGTCATTTGGTTTTCCAAACTCCAAATCCAATTCTCCACCTTCATATTCAGAAGGATCACTTAACATAAGAGTCATACTAATCTTTCTAATCTTACCATTAGTAATTTCAGATTGTTGATCCTTATGCCAATCAAAGTAATCACCTTCAGAATAAATTGCATATTGAATTGGTTCCATATTAGTGATACGTAAATTCCATTCAGATCTATTATAGTCTGACATTAAACCATAAAGAAGTTTACTTAATGGAGAATCGTATATCCATGATACTCTAGATGATCTCAAATTAGTATCTAAATGTCTTGAAGATACCTCATCATTAACTCTACTTTCATCCCATATCAAACTTGAATCATTAACTGCATCCTCAACTATATCAAGTTCAGAATCAGTTAGAATTGTTTTACCATGAGTAGAAGCATATTTCATTTACCACTCCAATGCTTCTGCAACCGTAGGAAATTGTTCAGAAAAAATCTTACGAATTTCTGCTACCACATCCATATGTTCTTTCTGTGTTCCATGTGCAGAACGTAGGTCTATGTAATGTACCCATGATCTTACAGAACCAGTCATGTATATTCTCGTAGGAGTTGCTAGTGGGAGAACAAATCTCGCACACTCCTTTGCAACTCCCTCTTGTAAAAGTGCATTGTAGAGATCCATTGCATCAGAAAAATGCCTAGCAATGAGTGCCTGGTATTCTTCTTTCTTCTCCTGTGGTATATCATCATTACTATTCTGTCTATTCTTGCTATCCTGACTGCGAAGATCAGGGACAGCAATCATACTATCAAGTAAATTAGTATCAGCATATCTCTGACTAAACTCTTGGAAAGTAAATGATCTATGCCTTAATATCTGTGCAGCAAGTCCTCTAGTAGTATTGATCTCTACCGTCATGAATGCTTGCTCAAAGACACTCCAGTGACCGTGCTGAATACAATACTTAAGAAGGCCAGCAAACTTTTCATTACCTTGGTTCTTAGGGTTACTAACACGAGCAACATATGCCATGTGCTGTTCAGCATTTGGTGTTACACTTACTAATTTAATCGGTGTATCCGTCATCGTCATCATCAAAGACCTCATCGTAATCAGTGGGAAGGGGGTGCATTTGAGTATAGTTCTCATACTTATATGCTTCAGTATCTGAATATACTTCAGACTCTAAAGAATCTACAAGTAACTTGAGATTCTTTACAATAAGTTTCAATTTTTCTCTATCCATTATTTCTTAGCAGCAAAATATCTCTCTATAACTTCTACTTGGTCATGATATCTTGCAATCTTATCTATCTCGCATTGAATTGCTTCTGTAATATCTGAATGCTCTCCTATACCTGCTGGATGTTCAAGGTAAACATTGACATTTGCTTTATGTTTTTCAATCTCTCCATGTGCATGAGCTAATACTGCTCTAATTAATTGCTCTCTCATGTGAAGTGCCATAGATAATCTCCATTTAGATTATATATTAAAAAAGCAGGGGCGTAAACCCCTGCTTATTGCTTTGATAAGTAAGTGACTAAGCAGTGACTAGTTCCTTATTGAACTTCACTCCACGATAGGTTTCTTGAACCTTGTGAGTTTGAGCCTGCTTACGCTCGGTGGTGTCATACTTGACTCCACGGTATGTGACTTGTGCCATCGGTTTTCTCCTGTAGGATGAGGTTGTTTAGACCGTTCCTTCAGTCGGCATTTGCGTCTCCCAAAGGAGATGAACGAATCCGTTCCGTGTCGGCTTACTTGCGTCCCCACTATGGGGATGAACGTTGTGTGTTAATACTAACACGTACATACTATATATGCAAGCATGTTTGTATTTCCTGATACATTATTCATAATAAGCAACATCTTCACCAATAGTATTAGGACATAACATACTTGTTGCAAGATCCCTGGCCTGTCTATTGTGTTCGCAAAGTTTATTCATCCAAATTCGTTCGTCTAAATCAACCTGTCCATCGGTTGATATCATACGACAACAGATGTCTACGATTCTATTTCTGTAATTGGTGCTTAACATGTTCTATAGCTGTTGGTAAAATTGCATACTCTTGTCTTTGAATTGCTTTTGTTAATGACACTATATCATCTTCAGGTAAAATAGGAACCTTACCTTGAAGAATTATTTCACCTCCATCCAATTCCTCATTAACATAATGGACAGTACATCCACTAACATCATCTCCACTATCTAGGGCCTGCTCTATTGCATGTAACCCTTTATACTTTGGAAGTAAAGAAGGATGAACATTAATAATAGGAGCAGGAAAAGCAGAAGGATTTTTAATGACCCTCATATATCCTGCAAGAACTATAAGATCTACCCTCCATGCTTTGAAGAGTTCTATCATCTTATCTTCATCTTTATATTCAACATAACAATGAGGAACACCATACTTTGCTGCCCTCTTCTTAGCACCACATTTTTTCTTGTTATATATCATCAACACAACTTCATTCGTATTACATATAGGATTCGTAAGTATATTTTGAAAGTTAGTTCCGTTCCCAGAACACATAACTCCTAATCTCATTCTTGTAGCTCGTCTAAACGATAAGGTGAATAATCAGGTTTGGTGTCATTAAATTTAACACCTTCACAGTCTGACTTAGAACAATAGTATCTACCTTCAGGATCAGTTGCTTGAGTAAGATATTCAGTTTCCTTTACCCATTCTCTTAATGCCTCTAGCATAATTCCCTTAATCCATTTCCTAATCATTGACTCCAATCCTCATAATCTGGTTCAGGTTCGTTAATACGATGTTTAAAAGCATCTCTATCAAAATATGATGGTGGTAATGGTTTCACATCATCATATGCTCCTGCTAACTTCTTCTTATATTCTCTCTCATCTAACACTTCATTGATAAGAATCTTCAACTCTTTAACCATTTCAGGAGTGTGTAACCTACGAGGATAGATCATCATAGGTTTATGTGCTTGTATTTTACCCGTTGGTTTATAATTAGGATCCGCAGGACCACTCATTCCTTGGGTATCAATCTTACTCATAAAGCATTTCCATCTTTATCAAGTAAACCCATCTTCTTTACCTGGCTCATATTAGATTTCTCCTGTCTCTTAATTCTCTTATACTCTTTCATAATCTTATCAACTTCATTCTTTGATATTCTTACATTTAACTGTGATCCTTCCTCTGGCGAAACAAATCCCACTCCACTCTTCTTTTTCTCCTCTTTATCTTCTAGGTAATCATTGATCCCATTCTGAATTTCACCCTCAATGATATCATTGATTTGAGATCTCAACATCTCATTGTCTATATTATTTTTACTCATAGTTTCCTCTTCCTCTTCTTTTTCTCTGGAGTCTTATATCCATACTGACTAGGTTTAATAGTACCATGACCAAATTCTATAGCCTGAACAGAACCTTTGCCATATTTATCATAATACATATCAAAAATATTCACCATTTTGTAACAACGTGTCACATCTAAATGCTGTGTCCCATTTTCAACATATCTAACAACATAAGCATCAGTTGGAAAAGACTTATCATGTGTCTTTTCCTCCGTGGTTTTTTCTAAAAGAATTTCGCACGAATAATCTGCTGCTTGAATTTTAGATTCTTCTTTCTCCTCTGCCACTTGCTTCTCTGTTTTAGTTTTAGTTGTCATGAACGACCTCCCCATACTATATCAGGATAAGCTTCTTTTACCTGGTCAAATGTAATCTTATACTTGTCACCAAGTTTCTTATCTTTAGTAAGAACGATTACTTCTGCTTCTTTTGGATGAAGTCCTTGCAAAAGATTAATAAACATCATCTCTCTACGTGTTGTAGTAAGACCATCGTTTCCACCTTTCACATAATGATATAAATTCTGATATTCTCTTCTTATAGATGTTCTACCTCTACCATCAAGGTCTTGTCCTG